TTCTTTAACATGGAAACAAGTGCTAAGTTAATGTTTATATTTGAATTTCAAAAATTCTGTGTAAGTTTTATTATTTATTTTAAAATGTTTTCTACAATCATTGCATAACATCCAATGATGGATAGTGCCTCCTGCAGTTACTACCTTTTTATTATACCTCACGTTATAGTTAGTACATTCAGGACAGCAGTACTTCTCATCTCCATCCATTACAGCATAATGAGTAGATGGAGTAGTGTAGGTATTAAGTTTATTAAAGACAGATTCTAGAACAATGACATCCATCTTACAATACTCCACCATCTTATCCATAGCCTGCTGATCTTTCTTAAAAACTATATCTTTCCACAGGTCTAATCCTCCTGTATCCATCTTTTGACCTACTCCTAAATACTTTGCTATATAGTCTAGTTTATTACTATTAAAATTAAAGTACTTTCTAGCCCATTTAAGAGTGTCTATAGTCTTAGGTGATGGGATAACATCAAGACCATGCAATAAAGCTCTTGTGCGTAACCATTTGAGGTCAAATTTATCTCCATTATGAGCCACAAGGGTTTCAGCTTGAGCCATAACTTTAAGAAATGCTTTAATCATTGCCTTATCTGACTGCTTTTTATCCCATGTTAGGAACTGTACATCCTGCTCATGCTCCCATTTATAGCAGATGCAGATAATAGCTCTTTCGTGGATGATATCACCAGGATTGATTGTAAGATTATATCCTGATCTCCAAAATATACCAACATTGAATGATGTCTCAATGTCAAAAAACAGTCTTTTTCTTACCATAAGTGGTGTAAACTTAGAACAAATACTTCTCTCTCGCAAATTTAAAGAGATAAGATAGCAGTAGACCTATGCCTACCCCTACAAATAACAGGTTAAGATTGCCTCTAGTTCTAGGTCTTGTGGCTTTAGCCTGTGCTTTCTCTACAATACGATCTTTGTAGATAGTTTTTATTTTAAGTTTATATTCTCGCTTTAATTCTATTTTTGTCTTAGGCACATAGACTGATTTATATTTTATAATAGTATCCTTAGTAGTGATAAACTTCTCCCATACTATGCTATCATGAATGATAACAGGGATAGAATCTAAAGTTGTGATTCTGATAGTATCACCTGTCTCTTCACAAGTATAGCCTTTCTTAATAGCTTTGTTTAGGTGGTATTGTGCAGAGCAGCTGCTGAGTAGTAGTATTATAGCTAAGTATCTCATTATTCTTTTATTTCAAAGTGCATCCAATCGTAGTTCTTCTCTCTACCTAAAGATATAAACCCATGCTTATAGAATATATCTATCATTGGCTTATAATCAGGTCTTGCAAATCTTGCAGTTTTCGATGATTCTTTTAGTAGATTTCTAGCAGGATCTAAGTCTATTGCTATTCCCCATGAATGCATGGATAGTGCTGTACCTCCCCTCATCTTTCTATAGTTAAAGCATCCACCGAATAGGTCTATCCCTAACTCCTTAATCTTCTCGTATCCATACTCAGATAAAAGCTCATTGAATACAGCTGTAAAATTATCAGCTACTAACTTATGACACATCATAGTATTGACAGTGCTGTCTAAGTCCCAAGCTATTCTCATAGGATAAGGTAGCTTAATCTTTACTAAATATCCTGCACCTGTTACATTAGCAGTACCATATTTAGAGGTAAGTTCCCATCTAGTCATTTCAGTTTGTTTAGGTCATCTTTAACTTCTTTGGCTCTAGCGAATAGTAGCTTCATTGATTGCCACAGGTCTATTGATTTTACAGCTTTATAATTCTCATTAATAGACATCACCTCTATACTAGATAGGACCAATGCTACTATCTTTGTAAGCATAAATGGTACACTAAAAAAGGTGAGGATGATATCATTTAGTATGAATCTATCTATTAAAAAGAACATAATCACAGTAACCTCATATAGTGCTAGCTTACTAATAATGGATGATAGCTTTCTGCTAGTAATTTTCTCCCCTAACTTCTTAGCCTTCCAAATGCCTGTGATAGTATCAATGCATATTAGTACTCCTATCATTAGCAGTATCCCACTTATTGGTAAAAAGAATGCAAAGCATATAGATATAAGTGTCAAAAGTTCTGATTGTATTGATAATGTTAGTAGTGTTAATTGTGCTTTCATTCCTGTCCCTCCATTTGTAATGCTAAAATAAAAGTAAGATAGCCTATTATACTAGCTCCCATTAGCTTAAGATATAGAGCAGGCTCAAATACTAATGATATGCCTGTTAAGTATCCTAAACTGAATACTATTATAGATAAGACTCCTGAATGTTTCATAGTATTAGGATTGAATTATTGTAACCATTGTTACCTGCACCTCCACATAATCCTGTACATTCTAGCAATCCATTAGATAAACATCCACATCCATCTATCATAGGTCTAAGGTCAGTATCTCGGTTAGTAGTCCCTGTAAATATTGGATATAAAGCTCTGTTCTTAAGTAGGTATCTTATTAATCTCTGCTCAAAAAACGCAGCCTTTTGTGCATAATGCTCCATACTGAATGCTATAGTACCTCTATCTACAGATGCTGAGTTATCTCCGAACTGAGTCTGCAATCCTTTATTCTTTAGCTGTAGAGATAGACCAAAGACAGCATCTTCAGCAGCTCTCCATGCAATAATTGGCTGTATGAATGTAACTAAAGTTTCCTCATCAGGATCTAAAGTCTGAGCATTGTACTTAGTAAGCAAGTCATTATAGAATGTAGTGCCTAAGATAGGCATGATTCTTAGTTGAGCTTGAGTAGCTAAGTAAGGAGTAACATTGTTGACATCTACATTAGCTGTGATGGGTGTGTTATTCTTTAGATATGTTTCTGTTATAAAGTATAGCATTATATTATAGGTGTTTGTGCAATTTGTGACTTGCTTTTATCCCCTCCAGGTACAGGAGGTAAAGATGCTAAGGCTCTAATCTCATTCTCAGTCATAGTCTCAAGTACTTTAGTAGCTACTAATGGAGATAAACTATTCAAAGCATCATTTGTCTTAGAGGTATCTCCCTCAAGTTCTACTATTGCCTCGTTAATTATCTGATAATTATTGATTGTGAAATCTGCATCTATCTTAGCTATGAATAGTAGCTCATTAAAGATATCAGATACCATCTCTCTAAGTGGCATTACTACATTCTTCTCAAATATGATGTATGCTTGCTTAATATCTGAGCCATTACCTAGTGAGCCTGTTGTACGAATACCCATAAGTATAGGATCTATAGTGTGAGAGAAGCAAATCTGCTCAGTATTCAGTTGTGATGCTTCTTGGAATAGTTTATCATTGCCATTGGTAGGTAGTGATTCAATCTTTGGCAGTTGGTCTTGTGAATTAGCAAAGAATGCTACAGCTTTACCTGCATTAGCAGCACCTTTCAATCTATCAATGGTACTTCTTATCATGTTTTTCTCCTCCTCAGATTGAGGTCTCTTAGGAAACATCATAGCAAAGGATGGAAATACTGAATTTTGGATATTGCTTTTAGCAAAATATGAAAGCTCGCCACTCAAAAATGCATAGTTAAGTGCTGAGCTATAGGAAGGTAGTGGATAGAAATCCTGACCTATGCTATCTACCTCATATACAAATAGTTGCTCATAGTCTCTACAGGTAGGAGTATATCTTTTAATCTCCTGTACTCCTATTCTACTAGACCAATCATCACATATGTAGTATCTCTTTCTATCTAAATTCACTCTAAGTTTCTCAGGTGATAGATTGACTATCTTAGTCAGCTTCATCTTCTCATCAAAGCATAGCTTGAAATAAACTCTATTATGCAGTATCAGTTGCTGAGTTACAGCAGGTACTACTTTTTTTATGTTTAATTTTCTTTCAAGTGTATATAGCTCTAGCTTATCCTGTGGAGTTAATCTATCTGCTACTATATTAAATCCACCTCCTACAGCTGCATTCACTTTATACCCTACAATAGAGCCATGTAATGGTGATGAATAGAATATTTGATTGAGTAGCTCAGGGAATAGATTATCCTGCCCAAATGGTATATATCCATTAGTCTGATTCCTACCATTTACATAGGGAAGAGTTAAGTTAGCACCTCCTACCTTAAGGAATGGAGTAGAGAATGATTGATATCCCTCTACTATTTCATGCTTTACTGTTTTAAAAAAGTCTTTTAATGCCATAATTATTCATAAATTGATGATACTATTGGTCCACTTACTACCATCCTACCCTCTTCAATCACTACCCCTGTAGAGTTAGCAATAGTTGGAGGTGTGGTATATGACTCATAGATTTGATATGTATACTGTCCTTTTACTAGTTCCAAATCTACAGGCTCATCCAATAGAAACTGATTGAATCTTTCAGGATAGGCTGAGCTATCAGCAGTGTAGAATGTAATAGGTGCAGACAGCTTGTCCATTTCATTCTGAAAAACAAATAAATAATAAGGATTAGGTATATTACTTACCTCTGTTAGGGTAAGGATTATCTGATTGACCTCATCTTTTTTAATGTATATCATATAACTATATTATACTAAGGTCAAAAAATGTTTAAAAAAAAAGCTCTACAATATGCAGAGCTTTAA